AGTAAGTTGATGGCTAAGTTTGGTGGCACGGCCACCATTCGGCGTATCACCCTTGGCTCTTACGATCCAGCCACTGGCACTGCTGCCGAAACCACGGCTGATACCAGTGTTCGTGGTGTGCTTGAAGACGTGGCCAGACGCGAAGTAAACGATCTAATCCAAGCGGGCGATAAGCGTTTGATGGTTGCAGCCGCAGACCTAGCCAATGCACCAACGACAGCCGACCGCGTAATCATCAGCAGCCGGTCATTGCAGGTGATTGAAGTGCGCACCATTGAACAAGACAACATAGCGATAACCTATGAATTGATACTTAGGGACTAATGGCAGGCACCATCCAGCTAGGCGATATGGGCGAATACGTGAACCAGCAGATGGAGAAACTGCTGCGCGTAGTGGTGCTTGATGTAGACGCAAGACTCAAGATGGAAAGCCCGGTCGATACTGGCCGCTTTCGCGCTAGCTGGCAGGTGGGCGAAAATTCAGCAACCGGTGGCATTGCGCCGGATGGCAGTTACCCATCAGCACCACCGTTGACGCGGATTGGCTATAGCTGGGAGAAGCTAGGCAACGTCTATAGCGTCCACAATAATCTGCCATATGCAACGCCACTAGCCAATGGCCACAGCAGGCAAGCATTAACCGGCTGGGTCCAGGCAATCGCTAAGGATGCACAAAGTTATGCCAAGGCACAGGCTGCTAAGATCGGGCGGGAATCATGAGCAGCACACTAAACGAAGTACGCGCCGCTATTGAAGGCCGCATCGCAACACAAATGGCAATTGCACCGGCCTATCCGGTCAGTTACCAGAACGTGCCGTTTACGCCACCAAATAATACGCCATGGCTACAGGTGTTTATTCGCTTTGGCGACAATGCCTATGCAACGCTGCTGCCTACCGGCAATGTCGGCTTTAACCGCCAAAATGGCACGCTAGTAGTCAATATCTATACGCCGGTTGGCGTTGGCCCTGCGGCAAATCTTACAATTGCAGAACGCATCAAGGATTTGTTTGATCGCGTAACAGTGTCTGGCGTTATATTTGATGCGGCGTCCGGTCCGGCACAGGTAACCCCTGCGTCACCTGAGCCTTACTTCCAGACGCAGCTAACAATCACCTTTGAAGCGTACCTAGACTAAACTCAGCCATCACCTTCTACTAAATCCATGGCCGTCACTGTTCTGTCCGGCACGTCCGGCGCCCTTTACTACAAACCCGCTGGCACTAACGGCACGTTTCTTGAGGCAAACGTAACCACCGGCGCTGGCACCAGTCAGATCGTGGTGCGGTCTTACCTAAATTTTAAGGTAGGCGATCCAATCAAATTTTCATTGGTTAATGGCCAAACCGGTGGTAGTGGCTCCGGCACACTGCCTGCTCCGCTTTCAAGCGCCACCACCTATTACGTGATTGGTTACGTCGCAGCCACTGGCGTGCTGACGTTCTCGACCACTGCAGGCGGCAGCCAGTTGACACTGACAGATGACGGTACTTTGGCCGTTCCCAACGAGTTCCAGGTTGCTTATGCTGATTACGCAGCAGTCGGCCAGGTACAGCGCTGGGGCTTTGAAATCAGCCGCGCCGAAATCGACGTAACCACCATTGGCCAAACAGCCGCCCAGTATGCGCCTTTTAAGGCTTATATTCCTGGGTTTGCTGATGGCACCGGCACCGCAACTGTTTACGTTACCAATGAAGACAGTGCGCTTTCTAACCGCATGGTTGAAGATGTGCTGCAACGCCAGCAAGTCGGTTGCGCATTCAAGCTCTACACCGATAAGGCAGGCACCGAAGTCCTAAGCCGCAGCATCTCCATGGATGCCGTACTGCTTACCGCCAGCATCAACATCAACCCAGATGATGCTCAGATGGTGGAAATTTCATTCCGTCCCACCGGTGCACCTACGTTTGATTTCTCCACTAGCGCCTGATAGCTAGTCAATGGCCCCGGCACTGCTGGGGCCTTACTTCCACCACTCATCAAATACAATGGCCGCTGCTCAAATCCGCGCACTTGATCGCCTGAAAAAAGCCGCCAATCTTACACCCGTTAAAAAAACGGTGCAGCTAAGCGACGGCAGCCAGTTTGAGTTCTACCGCACGCCACTAACCATGGCTGAACGTGAACGGGCACAAAAAGCATCTAGCACCGATGATGCTAATGCATTTGCGTTGCAGTTGCTCATCCAAAAAGCAATGGATGAAAACGGCCAACGCATATTTGCCGCCGGTGAAATTGCAGAGCTAAAGAATGAAGTACGCGATGCTGATTTGCAAACGCTGATGCTTGCTGCCATCAGCGAAGACAGCAGCGATGAGGTGGACACAAAAAAATAAAGGCGGAGCTAAAGCAAGACAACTTGCTGCGGCTCCAAATGGGTGTGGCCAAAGAGCTTGGCTACACCCTGACCGAACTGATGGAACGTATGACACTGGCCGAGCTTTTGCTGTGGTCGGCATATTTTGACTTGCAAAATGATGAGCAAGAATCAGCAATGAAGCGCAGGCGGTAGACTGTAACCACAGAGAGGGCGCGCTGTGTCTGTTGTCGCTAATGTTGCCATTAACGTTGACAGCCGCGGTGCTGTTGGGCAATTAAGGGCAGTTGAACAGCAAGCAAAAACAACAGAAAAGGCCTTTGGCGGCATCACTGGCGCTATAGGCAAACTTGGCATTGCATTTGCTGGCATTCAAGCAGCACAATTTATTTTTGCTAAAACAGCAGAACTTGAAAGCCAAACGCGCAGCCTGCAAACTTTAACAGGCAGCGCAGAAAAAGCAGGCCAAATAATTAAACAATTACAAGACCTTGGTGCTGTTACACCATTTACAAGCACAGAATTAATTGATGCTGCCAAACGCTTGCAAGCTTTTGGCGTTGAAGGAAACAAGGTTGTTGAAACAACCAAACGATTGGCAGATGTATCTGGCGCCACTGGCGCTGAACTGCAAGGCTTGGTAACTGCTTATGGCCAGGTGCAAGCCAAAGGCAGGCTACAAGGCGAAGAACTATTGCAGTTCCAAGAACGTGGAGTTGCGCTGCAAAAAGAACTGCAAAAAATGTATGGTTTATCTGGTGAAGAATTACAAAAAGCACTTAGCAAAGGTCAAATTAGCGCCGAAGCCGTTGAAGTTGCAATTATACGGTTGACCAATGCTGGCGGCAAATATGCCAATGGCGCAATAGCGCAAAGCGATACGTTAAATGGCAAATTTAGTACTTTGCAAGATGGGATTGAAGCATTGGCTAAAAAAATTGGCACAACACTTTCACCGCAAATTAAAAACATAATAGATCTTGCTATTTCTGGCATTGAGCAAATTAATGCTTTATTTGCAACTGGGTTAAAAGGAGATTACTCACGAAGAATTGCAGTCGCATCTACTCAAATGACGGCTGGCGCTAGGTCTGAAGCTTTAGATACAACAGCTAAAATACTGCGAGAAATTAGAGATACACCACAAAAAGAAACTATCGGCGGAGTTCAAGCACAATTAGAAGCATTACGTGGAGTAGAAATAGTATTAAATAAATTAAACAATGCTAGTGTGTTGCCGCCAAATACGTTAAATAGGGTTTTAGCTCAAAATCAAGCGATTACTACTTTACGTCAAAACTTAGAAGGATATTTAAAGCAATTAAAAACTGCAACGCCCAAGCAGGCTACACCAGCAACTCCGGCATTGCTTCAACCAAAAGAAAAAGCTGGCAGAGGAATGCAAATGGATCAATTGCTAAATCCAGCAATTATGCAAGCGTTGGAATTAGATATAGCGCGACAAGAAACAATGAAACAAAATGATTTACTAAAAGCGCGAGGAAGTGAAAATGAAGATCAAGCAAAACGAATGATCGAATATGCCCATCAATACCGCAAATCATTACTTGAAACTAAAGCCTTGACCATGCAAATTAGAACTATTGACAAAGGACGGTCTGCTTTTATTGCTTCATATTCTAAAGACAAGCAAGCTGATGCAGGCATAATGATTGATCAAAGAAAGGCTGATATTTTATCAAAAATACAATTAATAACCGAAGGAACAAATACAATCGCGGCTGAGCATTACAATGCAGCAGCAGAGGCGAATCGGAAAGAAGAAGAATTTGCAAAAAAACAACTAGAAGATCAAACAAAACTTGGGCAACAAAGATACCAATCTTTAACAGATGAATTGCAAATTTTGCAAGCCAGGTTGTCTGGTAATGAAGCAGAAGTAATCCTAAAGCAACAGATTCGAGATCTTATGATTGGCACGCAAGGACTCGCCGTACAAGACATAACTAATACGGTAAATCAAATTAATGCAACAAAACAATTATTAACAGAAAAAGAAAAAGTAAAAAATTTAGTTCAAGGTATAGGCGGTTCTATCGAATCAGGCATTGTTAGCGCAATTGAGGCTGCCGTGACTGGGGCGCAAAGCCTGCAGGACGTGCTGGCTGGCGTGCTTAAGGACATCGGCAAAATGCTGATCTCATTTGGTATCCGCAGTTTGCTTAGCGGCGTTAATATCGGCGGCACTCCGCTGGTCGGCAAAGCCGTCGGGGGCCCCGTAGCAGGTGGCACGCCTTATGTGGTTGGCGAGAAAGGCCCCGAGCTGTTTGTGCCAGGGGCTAGCGGCACTATCATCCCAAATGATGCAATGTCCCGCTACCAACGCCAGAACAGCAGCGCAGGCGCAGCAAATGGTGGCACCGGTGCAGCAGGCGATGGCTCACCAGCCTCCTGGGCAATGAACTTTGAGACTACGCAATTCCTAGGCCAAGATTGGGTTAGCAAGGACCAGTTGATGGCTGCTATGGCGGCAACCGAGAAACGCGCCACTGCAGCCGGAGCCAAGGCTGGAGCGCAACAGGTGGCCACTAAGATGCGGACATCGCCTGCATTCCGCAGGCAGGTGGGAATCTAATGTCAGTCGTTGTAATCGGTAATTTTCTGACGTTCACCAAACATGATGGCGGCAGGAGTTACTGGCAAAATTTCTTCAACGACAGTGCCGTTAGCTTTGATGGCATTAGCTGGAATCTTCTGCCCTTTGTCTACCAAGGTGCAACCAAAACCAAGAATGGCGACAATATATCTAGTCAGCTAACGCTACCCACCAACCAGCTAACGCTGGCCTGGACCCGTGATGCCGTAAATAATAGCTGGGTTGCTGAGGTACGCACCTATCAACTCACCGATACCTACACACCGATCACGCCACCGCGAGGCCAAGAGATCTGGCTCTGCACTGGCATGAACTACAACACGCAAGGAACTCAGCTTGAACTCAGCAGCCCACTTGATGCAATTGAATCCCGCGTACCAAACTTGCGGTTCACCGCCAAACAGGTTGGGGCGCTGCCGTCAACCGGTGCTATTAGGTCCGGCTGATCTAATCGGCCTGCCGTACAAACTTGGCGCCGATCCATTTCTGCATGGTGCGACCGACTGCGTAAACCTATGCCGTGCGGTGCTGCAATTCCAAGGCATCAACGCACCAGTGCCAACCCGTGACTGGTATCGGCGGCTAAGGCGTGGCGATAGTGAAGTTTTTAAGGAGCAGCTAAACTTATGGGGAAGCCCGGTGATGTACGCGTCGCCAGGTACTATTGCCCTTAGCCAGGTCGGGACCAGCTACGGGTTAGCCGCTTTTTACGATTCAGGATGGATCCATTGCAACGCCCAAACACTCCGCGTAGCATGGTCCCCAGCCGTCAATACCGTGGCGCTGTACTGCCCTGGGAAAAGCAACTGATGGATGCGCTGGGCATGAGCCCAGAAGAATACGCCTGGTACGCAAGCGAAGTAGCAAATATAAAGCCAGAGCGCAGCGCAGCCTATGACGTAGTGCCAGAGGTGGTGTGCATACCGCTGGTGCCGCTAGCCATGACCATCGTGGGCGCAGGGCTTAGTTACGCTGCATCCGCCATGGCGCCTAAACCAAAGATCCCAAGGCAAGACGACCCAGCCGGAACACCGCAAAATCTTGAAGGCGAGAACATAAGCAACAACCGTAAATTTGCCAACGTAGATGGTTTTACATCAGTTCAAAACGTTGCAAGGCTGGGCGAAGTAGCGCCATTGGTGTTTGCCAAGCGGGAACAGATCGGCGGCAGGTGGTACGGCGGTGTACGTGCTGAAACCAAACTACTGTGGAGCCAATTGCTAAGCCAAGGCGATGGCCAGGAGCTGGTGGCGCTGTTTGCGCTTAATGCCATGGTTATGGCAAAGCCTGATTTTGAAGGTTTAGCCATTGGCGACACGTTGCTTAAGAACTACCAAGAACCAAAGCTTTGTATTTTTTACCGCAGCGGCGAAGTACCGCAACGACTGAACTCAAGCACCAGGATTGGTGGGACGCTTGCGCCCCGGTCACCTAGCGATATTATTGTTGCCGAATATGCCAATGAAGGCGTACAAGCTCTGTTTAGCAGTACCCGCACTCCATCTGGCAGCACTGAATTTGGTACATATCAGCCGGTACGTAACGGTCAAGACTGGCGGCTGCCATTTAAGCGGGTAAAAGTCCGGTGGGACA